ACCCGTTTTCCTGTCATCAGGTCATGCAGTGCCGCACGGGCAGCGGCAAGTTCTTCCTGTCGCGTCATTCATCCTCTCCGGATAAGGCACGGGCGTAATCTGCCAGTGTTTTCTTGTTGGTTGCTGCACCATCCTCTTCCTGCAGGCTCGCCAGCAGCGCACTGAGATCCAGCTGCCAGCGGGAAATACTGATGCGCAGCGCCGCCAGCGCATAAACGAAGCAGTCGAGTGCCTCATTGCGTCGCTTTTTGCTGTCCCACAGTATTTTTTTCCTGCCATCCACCCATTTTTCGACCTGCTCTTCAGCAGTCAGCTGCTGCGCTTCGGTCAGATCAAAAATATCCGGGTTATTCGGGAAGTGAACGGTACCGGGAAGCGGTTCATCCCCTTCCGGCGTCAGTGTGAAGCGGTTATAAATTTGCTCTTTCGCGGTATCCGTACCGATTTCGGTAAGGTAAACCCCGTTTTTGTTTCGCTTACGTGGCATGCTGGCCACCGGCTTTCCGTATACGGATGCACCTTTAATGGGGATCACCCTGAACAGCCCATGTTTTTTCGAGCGTTCATACACAATGGTCGGGTCAATCCCTCCAGTATCCCAGCAGATACGGGATACCGACATTTCTGCACCATTCCGGCGGGTGTAGGTTTTATTGATGGCCTCATCCACACGCAGCAGCGTCTGCTCGTCGTCGTGGCGGCCCATAATAATCTGCCGGTCAATCAGCCAGCTTTCCTCACCCGGCCCCCATCCCCATACGCGCATTTCGTAGCGATCCAGCTGGGAGTCGATACCGGCGGTCAGGTAAGCCACACGGTCAGGAACGGGCGCTGAATAATGCTCTTTCCGTTCTGCCATCACTTCAGCATCCGGACGTTCGCCGATTTTCGCCTCCCACGTCTCACCGAGCGTGGTGTTCACGAAGGTTTTACGTTTTCCCGTATCCCCTTTCGTTTTCATCCAGTCTTTGACAATCTGCACCCAGGTGGTGAACGGGCTGTACGCTGTCCAGATGTGAAAGGTCACACTGTCAGGCGGCTCAATCTCTTCACCGGATGACGAAAACCAGAGAATGCCATCACGGGTCCAGATCCCGGTCTTTTCGCAGATATAACGGGCATCAGTAAAGTCCAGCTCCTGCTGGCGGATGACGCAGGCATTATGCTCGCAGAGATAAAACACGCTGGAGGGATCATCCGGCGTCCATTTGAGGCCAAACGGCGTCTCTTTATCGCCAAATTTAAGATACTGCTCCTCCCCGCAGTGCGGGCAGGCAACATGAAAACGCATAAAATGCGGGGATTCACTGGCAGCACGCTCAATCTGGCAGGTGCCTCTCACTTTGGGCGTGGAGCCACGGATGGACTTTGGCCAGACCGAGCCTTCAATACGCTTATCGCCCAGGAACGTCGGGGAGCCTTCCTGTTCAATATCATCATCAAAGGCAGCAAGTTCATCATAACCCGCCACATCCACCGATTTTTCACGGTAGTTTTTTGCCGCTTTACCACCCAGGCACCAGAAGCCACGCCCATTGGTGAAACGCTTCATGGTGAGCGTGTTATCCCGGTGCTTTTTGCCATACCACGGAGCCAGCGCCAGCAGCGACGGAATATCGCGGATGGTCGGCTCAACGTGGGTTTTCATAAAGTTCTCGGCATCACCATCCGTCGGCAACCAGATAAGGGTGTTGCGCTGCTTATGCTCTATGAAGTAGGCATAAACACCCAGCAGCATTTTGGAATAACCAACACGGGCAGACTTCACCACATTCACCTCGCGGATGTAGTCGCTGCCCATCGCATTCATGATGGCCCGCTGAAAGGGCAGTGTTTCCCAGCGCCCTTCCTGGTATGCGGATTCTTTCGGGAGATAGTAACTGGCGTCCGCCCATTCAACGGCGGTCATTGGCAACGGTCTTTTCAGGACTGAGAGACCCGCCTTCACTGCCAATACGAAATTATTCATCTGTATTTCTGTAATACTCATCCGCAAATTCCTTCATTTTTTCAGCAGATTCAACGCATTTATTAGCTCCCTTCGCAACAAGCTCTTTCAGATAAGCCAATTGTCTGCCTGTCAACTCAGGGAATTTTCTTTGCATCGAAAGCGGAATACTGTCCAGAACAGATGCCAGTTCTCCGGATAACCGGGACAGTGCAAAAACAGAGAAAGCGGTATCAATCACTTTATGCTCTGCAACCTGGTTTTTTAACCGCTGAGCAATAGCCTGTTCTTCCGTCAGATTAACCCTGGCCTGAAGTAGCCTTTCCTCAAGGTTATTTTCACCATCTGAAGATTTCTGGTTTTGCTGACGTCGCTCGCGATCTATCTCCAGTACAGTTTTAACGTCATAGAAAACCTCTCTCCCCCGGCGCTCAACAGGAGGGACACCCCATTTATCAAATGCCTGTACTGAGATACCGATGGAGGAGGCCATGTCGCTTTTATTCAATAAAAAGGCCACAGCTCCTCCATAAACCACCGGCAAAAAAGCAATACAACAACCCCGCTTTTTGTAAAACCCTCTGATTTTACATGCTTTTTCGTATAAGAAAGCTCATCAGGTTGTTGTGTTTGTTTTTCTTTCTTATTACTTATCAAGTAGATATATCAAACGATAAAACAACAACCACCACCTCAAAAAAACTCATAAATAGCGAAAACCCGCGAGGTCGCCGCCCCGTAGCCTGCCGGATCGCCGGAAAGGACCCGCAGGCGCTCTGGTTCATTCTCAATAAATTCAATATCTTACAGACCAGCGTCGTGCGACCACGGTCGCACAGCAATGAATCAACATCCTGCATGCTCGCGCAGAGGAGTTCCCCGTCGGGCTACGGTCATGGTTAATGCGGAAATACAGCGACGATACAGCGCATGATGTGTCAGGCCTGAATACCTTTATCCGTTAAAAGGGATATCAGTTAAGTTATCCCGTGTAGGGTATAAGCCATTATCAAGCCCACCAGTAGATGGGCTTTGTAATGGAGAGCCGTTGTGAAAGTGGCTCTCAGACTGTCATTTTTTCCCTTTCTGTTTACCTGCCCACTGTTTTGCAATGTACAGGCAGTCATCGAAAATTCGGCCTTTTCTGCTGGCTTGTGAACAACGGCGGTAATGTTCCACCGCCATGTCAGCGCCAGTCATAGCCGCGTTTTGGTCGTATCCAAGCTTTATTAACTCGGTTGTTACATTTTTATGTATGAAATCAATCGGAGTCATGCTGGTTTACCATCAGGGAAGTCCCCCATGTCACATAGCTTGAACTGAATAAGATCCTTCACAAGCTGCTCAGCCTTTTTAATGGCCTTCTTCTCTTTCTTCCGACGAGTCATGAGAGCGCTACCTGCTTGACCGTGCATTTCAAATGAGAACTACTCAGCAGCCGCGACACGGTTTTGCATTTCGCTGATTGCCATATCGGTCAGGCCAGAGAAATCGAGAAGGTTAATCTCCTTCCCACCCTCAAGCTCAGTCATGTGGTCATACACCTGCGCCTGAAGCTCATAGCTGTAGCTCATTGCCATGAGGCAAGCTTCACGCTTGGGAAAATTGCAAATATCCCTCTCCACAACACCACCTGTTCCGTTGATATAGGTATCAGTTGCAAAAAATTTTGCAGCTGCATCCCCGAGGACCTTGGGTACTTTCTTCATGAAACTGCGGTGTTCGAGTTTGCGATATTTCTTACAGGGGAACGAAAGCCCCTCCGCCTCCGCTTTGGATTTCCGATCAGCATTAATGTAATCCACCATCTCAAGACTGCTCATGGTCGGGTATTCGCCAGAAGGAAGAACGGTTAATGATTTGTTCATGTCGGTATTTCCTTTAGAAAGTTGAGCCTGTTCGCACAGAAAAGCCGTCCCCGAGAGGTCCTCACCTATACGGCAGTTCTCAGGCTCAGCTTTCTGAAAGACTCGGGATTGTTACGCGCTGCGATACGCTGTGAAATTCAGATGTAAAAAAAAGCCCCGCATCGCGAGGCTCATTAAATTGACTTTGTGATTTGCAAAAAAATTATTTCAGGCATTGCGTCCTGATGTATTCCTGCAGGTAGTTAACCTGCGCGGTTATCCTGTCGATTCCACTTCGGAGACGGTAATAATTGAGTTCAGCATCTGCTGTAAGTCCTGGGCTTTCTCCATCGCCCATGCCGCTGGCTCCGGTCGTTGACTTTGCACAGGTGGCGGCGACTTGCAGGCGCTTACGACCAGCAGAAACATCAGCACGGAGACTTTCGATAGTCGCGTTAGCATCAGCAAGCTCCTTTGTATATCTGGCGTCGAGTTCTGCTACATCACGTTGACGCTTCTGCATATCAGCGATGATGGATGTGGCTTTATCGCGCTGTTCTTTGTAAGCGATGGCGTTATCACGGTAATGATTAACAGCCCATGACAGACAGACGATGATGCAGATAACCAGAGCGGAGATGATTGCGGTTACCCTGCTCATTGCTGCCCCCACAAACAGACTTCACGCTCAATCTCACGACGAGTCATCAGGCCTTTCCATTGCTTACCGCCAGCGTATGTCCAGCGCCGTAACTGATCACATGCACCTTTAATATCGCCCTGGTTTATTTTGCGAAGAAGCGTCGATGTTCTGAAATTACCAGCGCCCACGTTGTAAACGAACGAGTAAAGAGCGCCGCGCGTTGTTTCCGGTATATCGACTTTGATGTACGGGTTAATTTGTCTGGCGACCATGGCAAGGTCTTTATTCAGGAGGGCTTTGCATTCTGCTTCGGTATACGTTTTACCGGGAATGATGTCTTTTCCGGTGTGTCCGTGACATACAGTCCATACGCCAACGATATCTTCGTATGGTATGTAGCTGACACCTTCCAGACCATCGTTACCACCTGGACCAGTGATGAGCACAGACGCTATGGCAACAGCCCCACCACCAATAGCAGCAGCAACAGCCTTGCGTAATGATGGCGACATTATTCACCTCTCGCAGCCTTACGCTTATCTTCTTTAATCTTGAAATAAAGGTTTGTCAGATACGTCAGCAAGCCAAACACCAGGCTACCCAATACGCCTATTGCCACCCACTGGGATGGGGAGACTTTGTCCAGCAACTGCAGTAGCCAGTATCCCGTCCCCACCGCTGACGTGGTGTATGACACACCTGTTGTGATTTTTTCCATCTGGTACATACCCCGTCTCCCGTTATCCGGAAGCTGACAACAATAAAAAGCCACCAGTTAATTCCTGATGGCCCTGATGCATAAACGTCATAATACCTGACTGTTATGATTGACAATAATGATAATGTTTATATAGAAAGGTTCCCGATGTGTGTTACATATCATTTCTCCACGGGGAATATCCCCACGCCAGCGCAGACTCTTTTACCCGTTCTCTTCTGCGCTGGCTCTTTTTTATTATGCTGCTGCATTTACCTCTGGCACCAGGCTTTCTATCTCAACACAATACGTGGTACTTCTTGTAACCAATATCATAACGATTAATCGACATAGAATTTCTCCCGTGTACAGGAACAGAGTTAAAAAGCCGGAACCGGAATCAAATCACAGGATGACCATCTGCCAGTGGCAGGTCATAAAAAAAAGGCCGCGCCATGCGCAGCCAGAACTCACAAGGAAAATGATAGAAGGAAATAACATTAGTGATGTACGCATGGCGCCTCCCGCTAAGTTCTGCAATGATCAAACAGAACTCGCTACGTGCCCTTAAAACTCGATCATTTAGCCCCTCCAAGGAGGATTCACCATGCGGTTGATTTTTTAATAAACAGTAAACAAAAAAGTCAAGGATTATTCATTCTGTTTTTTCATCATCGGCCACAGCAATACCACAATGCCGCAGACCAGAGCGCCATCAGTCAGTACCAACATTATCCTGCTGGTGAAATCCATCATCACCATCACTAAAAGCAGGATCACAACAGCAAGCAGACACAGTTTATAAAACAATGTTCAGAAAACGCATTCAGCATGCCTAAGGTTCTATTCCTACGAATAGCCAACTTGCAACTTAAAATATTATTTATGCAGCCAATTAAATTCTGGTCCTTACAATATCAACCTGAAGATTCTTATCTTGTGCTGATTGATAAATGACAAACCTTTTACTACCTGCATTGAAAGAAGTAGACAAAACCAGACAATTATCATAACGAGCAAGAACATAATACCAACCATCATTATAATTAATCATTTCATATTCTTTCTTAAACTGCGGTTTGTAATATCCTGTCAGAAATGAAAAAAGCCAGAAATATGCCACAAAAGCAATCATCACAATCTCAAAAAAATGTTTTTTTATAAATGGCTTATCATAGAAGCATGATACCGATAAAAATCGCCCATAAGATCTTATCGAAATTGTAACCGCCAGCGCAATCGCTGCTGACAGTAGCAAAAGAGGTACCTGAATCTTCTGTCTCAATATAGAAAACTCAATAATTGCCGGCACAAACAATAATTCCACAGCAAAATAAAGGCGAAATACATTTAGCTCTTGCATAGAATGTTTTCTTTTCACTGCGAAAAAGAATACAACACCAATACCCCAACCGATAAGAAATATAGCAATGACGATAACTGCAAAAAATAAACTTCTGGCAACATCATCAACACCTGCACCTACAATCCACCATGGGAAGCCGTAGTAAAAAGAAGTACCCCATCCATAGAAATAAGCACTCCCCCATCCAAGGCATCCCATGTAGGCAATAAAAAGTGAAGAACTCCTGAGCAGTGCACCATCCTTCATAACCACCCCAATACAAGATGATAACATTGGCTTACAACTCATAACAAAAGCAATTCAATGCCGTCAAGAGGTTACAGGCTAAAAAAACTCTATTACATTGCAGTCAGCATGTTTACTACACAAATACAATTCAGAGCATAAAAACTACTCGGCGGCAGGTTATTGAGACTCATCAATGACATGTAAAAAACGCCCATTATTGGTGTCAAGTTTCCCCAAAGTTATTCAAAAAGTCAATATTATGCCGTTAATATGTTGCCATCCGTGGCAATCATGGCGCTAACGTGTGATCGCATTCAAAATGTTGTCTGCGATTGACTCTTCCTTGTGGCATTGCACAACCAGAGCGTCATACAGCGGCTTAACAGTGCGTGACCAGGTGGGTTGGGTAAGGTTTGGGATTAGCATCGTCACAGCGCGATATGCGGCGCTTGCTGGCATTCTTGAATAACCGACGCCTTTACATCTTCCGCACTCTTTCTCAGCAACTATCCCCCACTGCTCTGTTTTGGCTATATCAACCGCACGGCCTGTACCGTGGCAATCTCTGCATCTTGCGCCCGGCGTCGCGGCACTACGGCAATAATCCGCATAAGCGAATGTTGCGAGCACTTGCAGTACCTTTGCCTTAGTATTTCCTTCAAGCTTTGCCACGCCACGGTATTTCCCCGATACCTTGTGTGCAAATT